AGTTTGACTTGGATAAGTTTGAAGAAAAGTATTTTGAATTGGCTGGAGAGATGGCTCTCCAACATTACATGTAAGGAGTTGAAGTGACTACAGATACCAACATGTCAAACATGACAATGAAAGAGTATGTTGCAGCAGCAATGCTCACGGAACTTGCTTGCTCAGAAGACATACGACTTGCTATAGGCAAGAAAGCTACAACCCCACACGAGGTTACAAGGATCTGCTTTGTTTGGGCAGATGTGTTTATGGAAGTACGAGAGGAGCAACGCCTTGCCAAGACCAAAACGACATAACCCTGCAGCTTACAAGAGTGGATTGGAACAACGGTTTCAATCTGCTTGTGAAGACAAGGGCTGGAACTTACCTTACGAACAAGACAAGATCAAGTACGTAATACCTGCCAGCAACCACACTTACACACCTGACTTCACTGTTACTAATAACGTGTACATAGAAACTAAAGGACTATGGACAGCAGCAGACAGAAAGAAGGCAGTGCTTGTCAGTCAACAACATCCAGAAGTAACCATTCTGTATGTCCTACAACGTAACCAGAAGATATCCAAGAAGAGTAAGGTGACTTACTTAGATTGGGCAGCTAAGCACGGCATAGAAGCTTGTACGTTCTTAGATACTGAACACTGGATCAACTTTATTAAGAAATACCTATGATTGAATTTACTTTGTTAGAGATAGTTCTCTTAGCAGCAGTGGGAGTATTTGCTTACTTCCACTTCTCTTTACAGAAAGAACTCCACGCACACAAGACTACAACAGCAATCATCTTGCTAGGTCTACACAAAGGCAAACTGCGAACAGTTCAGACTGATGACACAGTTGGTGTGGAACCAGTAGCATGAAGATCTCGTCTAAAGCAGCAGATGCTAATAGACAGCTCATCAATTCTTTACAGAAGAAGTGGGCTAATGAAGAAGAGGCAAAGAGAGTAGCTAAGTTACTAGGAACAACAGCTAAAGAGTTTGATGTTCCTTTCTTTTTGGAGTTCTACTCCAAGACAACCAGTAAGACACAGGAGAAATAAACATGGATATTTACAACCACGTAAACAAGTTAGCACCCCATTCCAAAGCAAGCTTTCCTCCACCTGATTTCAAGTGGAAGAGTGGTAGCGACGTGCAAGCAACATGGCGTAAGTTTGGTTGGGTTCCTCCTAGCGAGACTATGGCTCCAGTACCAGAGGAGAAAAAGCAATGACCTATGTGCTACTAATCTGGACGACAGTGGCTGCAGCACAATACCATCATTATGAGGATTGGAAACCCCTGGCGGAGTTCAACCACCAATACGAGAACTCTGCTCAAGTGATGTGCGAAAAAGCTGCCAAGGATCTAGCGATTACAACCCGATACAGATGCGTGAGGACAAAATGAAACAAACCAAGTTACCTAAAAGAACTCTGTGGTATCCAGGGAGTACGAAGCCTCATCGCACGGGTGTGTACGAAAAGATTGCTAAAAATGGGCACCGCTGCTATCAGTACTGGAATGGTAAATGGTGGGGACTTTACGCACCATCACCTGATGAGGCTTATTTCTACAAGAAATGGGACAGCAAGGAGCAAGACCTACCCTGGCGCGGACTTGAGGAGAAATCGGAATGAACCAAGAACCAGAATGGACACCTGAATTTGATGAGGCGTTTGAGCAAGGCATCCAAGAAGGCATGAAAAGAGAACGCGCACTGTGGGAGCTGGCAAAGACCAGCCAAGAAATTGAGAAGCCAAAGCCGTTGACTGATGAGATGGTTTTGTCTGGTGCAAAGGCATTGTGTCATCAACAAGCAAAAGCGTGTAATGTTGATTTTTCCGATCAATGGCGTTGGTATGCCGAGTCATTCATGGAAGATGCTCGGATGGTCTTGGAAGCAGCTCATGGAATCAAGGAGCAGCCATGAAAAATCTATTAGAGATATTAGAGAATGTATTAGAGGCTCTTGAAGCTGGACATGAAGCAGCCGCTGAATTAGCTGCGGATTTCCATGAGGAATATGCAGGTCATTATCCTTGCCAGCATGAAGATTATGACAATCAAGTCAATAGGCTTGACAAGGCTCGCAAGGAATTGGAGCAGGTCGTTAAGAAGATGAAATCAGAGCCTAAGTGTGAGTGGGTTGGATTGACCGATGAGGAAATGTTTGCTGCCATTCGCCCGATGTATAGATCGGATGGGATTGCTCAAAACGCACTTGATCTAAGCAAAGACGAATACAGGGCCATTGAAGCTGCCCTCAAGGAGAAGAACTCATGACAAAAGTTACTCTACTTTTACTTGGTCCAATCATCGTCCTATTACCAATTTGTATTTACTTCTTTGATGGACGAATGGCACCTGCTGTATGGCAACTACTCAGTGCTGTTTGGGTTGGAATCTTAACGATGGTGTATTTGTAACAGGAGAAGAGAAGTGCCAGGAGTGTCAACAAAAGTAATCCGTGATCATCTACGAGAGTTCTCAGGTGGTATGAGCGCCAAAGTTATCTCAGAGGATCTAAGGCTCACCTATGAGCCAGTGTGTACGTCCTTAAGACGTATGCCAGATGCGTACATTTCTGAATGGGTATTTGAAGAAGGACATTGGCACGCTTTGTGGAAGGTAGCTGTGATACCTCCCCATGCCGTTAAACCAATGCTAAAACTAAAGGAGAAATAAATGAAGTGTCCCCACTGCGGAGCTTGGACTATTGTCCTAAAGACTATTGATACTAAAGAACACGAGCGTAGAAGGAACCGTCTATGTGCTAATGAACACAGATTCTTCACACAAGAAACCGTGATCTCTTCAGACTTGGTTTACGAACTGGCTTACAAAAAGCAAGTTGAGAACGGCAAACTCATGGCTGTGAAGTTGCACTCACGAGATAAATCAAAAGACAAAAGGAAGCAAAATGAACGACAAAGAACTACTAGAACTTGTCATCGAGGCAAAACGACTGATTGACAAAGCGTTTGAGCATGACGGAGATGTGTTCGGTGTCGAGCACAACAACGCAGTGGACTTTATAGACGCAGCAAAGCAAGCCATCGCCAAAGCAACAGGAGGAAAAGCATGGACGACATTCAAGACACATTAAATGAACGAGGAGAACGCTACGGTGAGTTCCCTGACCACGCACTTCTTAGCCAGAGGCTCAAGGTTGTTATGCGTACAACTATAGGGTGGACAAACTTAACTCCAGACCAAGGAGAAGCCCTAGAGATGATTGCTCATAAGATCGCTAGAATCTTAAATGGTGATCCCAACTACGTTGACTCGTGGTTAGATGTCTCCGGATATGCCACGCTAATTGTTAATGAACTCAACAAGGAAAAGAAATGATCCCACTAATTATTTGGGCAGTAAAAGAGATTGCAGAAGACATGGCAGAGGATGCTGCCGAGAAGGTAGCTATGAATGCTGCTGACGCTATTTTTAAACAGATTGATGGTGTGACCCTCACTGACGAAGAACGACAAGCTTGTGCTTCTGTTGACGAGGTTATTGCTGCTACCTTGACTAAGGTCAAAGAGACGTTGAAAGCTACACAGAAAGACTCAGCATGACTACAACAGACTTCAAAACTTGGAAGAGACCTACTTTAGAGCAGTTTGCTGTAGAGGTAAGCGAAGAGAACAAGGTTCTTAAAGAGCTAGTCAAGTCATTCCAGAAAGCCTGGAAAGATGAAATCAAACGTAATGAAGGAATCCACAGTGCTAACAAACTACCAACGAACCGCTAAGTGGCTAGACGCTTGTGGTAAGACTCCCAACTCTGTAAACGTAAGTGTTCAGATTGGATGCAAGATCGAAGAGGAGTGTGAGTTCCTAAGAACAATTCGTACAACCAGTGATGGTTACGCTAAGCTCTTAGAACGAACAATCATTGACTTGGAATGGTTTGCTGGAAAACTTAAACGAGGAGAGCAAGAGGTTTACATCCCAACTCATCTTCGTGAAGCTGCTCTTGATGCTCTATGCGATAGTGAAGTAACTACCAACGGTGTTGCTTACCTATCGGGGTTTGACAAGGATGCTGCTGACCAGACTGTTCTAGAGGCTAATGATGCCAAGCTAGTTGATGGTAAGCCCATCATCCTAGCTGGAGGTAAGATTGGTAAGCCGGATGGTTGGCAACCACCCAAGCTTAACAACTTTGTTTAATGAACTGTCTGCTCTAGGTCAGACATAAAGTTCAAGATAACTAGGGCATCGTATTGTTCTTGAGATGCGATGTTCCTAGTATCAAGTTTCTTCTGAAGAATAAACAGATCGTTATCTAGAAGCTCATCAGCTTTGAATCTGTTTATCAAATCACCCCTAGCAACCCCATCTCCAGGCACTACAACGTGCCCATAACCAATGACTAAGTTACCCCTAGTGTCCTTGGTAGGTCTAGCTTTAAACCCCTTTAATTTCTTCAGGGTTTGTAATCCTTCACTGGAGATTTTCATAGGTACTTAGATCAAAAGAATGTTGTTAGGCACATATTGAGTCATGACCCAGTTAGTACCGTTGGAAACCAAGACACACGCATCACCGCTACTTGCGTTAAGAATTGCAGTTGTAGCCGTACCACCTGCTTGCGGCACTACATTCGATGAAGCAGAGACAACAGTTTGTGCTTGATAGTTTTGAATGTTTAATTCTCTACCAGAGTAACTAGATGCAGAAGGAAGGGTGAGAGTAACTGTTCCAGCATAGTTAGCAATCAACCAAAGGTCAGTTGTACCAACAGTGTAAGTAGCAGCAGTAATAGTAACAGGGGCAGTACCAGAACCAACAGAGCCATTAGATGCTGCAGTAATCTGCCCTTGGGCATTCACGGTGATACTAGCGAGAGTGTACGAACCAGCAGTCACAGCCGTGTTACTAATAGCAATGGTGGTAGCACTAGATCCGTTGTACGAAGTCCCAGACAGACCAGTACCAATAGTTAAAGCATTAGAAACCTGAGTGGCTGTTCCAACAGTCAAAGAAGAAGTAGCAACCCAAGTAGGAGCTGCAACAGTCCCTAGAGTCATCAACAAAGAACCAGAGGTTCCAGCACTTAAGTACCCAGTATTACCCGAACTAACTTGGTAAGGTAAAGCGTAGGCAGAGCCAGCAGATAAGTTGGTAGCTGAACTTGCATTACCAGTTAAAGCAGCTGTAATTGTTCCTGCACTAAAGTTACCTGAACCATCACGAGCAACAATTGTTGAGGCGGTATTGGCATTGGTAGCGTCAGTAGCAATAGTTACAGCAGCAGATCCATTGTAAGAACTACCAGTCAAGTGAGTACCAAAGGTCAAAGCATTTGATACTTGAGAAGCAGTGCCAACTGTCAACGATGATGGAGCAACCCACACTGGTGGGGTAGTCGTACCCAAGGTCATCAGCAGACTACCAGATGTCCCTGCAGATAAGTACGAAGTATTACCAGCATTTGTTTGATATGGCAGAGCGTACGTTGAACCACCTGCTAAGCTAGTAGCAGTAGCTGCATTGCCAGTAGTGCTTTGGTTAAGAGTTGGGATATCAGCAGCAACAATAGCTCTAAAGCTAGGAGTACCAGCAGACCCGTTAGGTGCAGCTAAGAAGTAGTTGGCAGTCTTACTTCCGTAAGGATTAACGGTGTCACCGTAAGCACTTGCGAGAGCAATGGTTACGGCTAGTGAGCCGTTAAAAGAGGTACCAGATAGTCCAGAACCAATAGTAAGGGAGTTGGGAGTTTGGGCAGTAATAGATCCACTAGCACCAAGAGCAATGTTAGTACCATTGACCGTAATACTAGAGTTCGTAAGCTGACTATTCGATATGCCACTTAGGGTTCCCCCTAATGTTAAAGAGCCGCTACTAGTAACAGTTCCACTCAAAGTTATCCCATTGACAGAACCAGTGCCGCTTACAGAAGTAACAGTCCCTGCACCACCAGTACCATTAGATGCAGAGGTAATTTGTCCTTGAGCATTGACTGTAATGTTTGCATTGGTATAACTACCAGCAGTGACTGCAGTGTTGGCTATGGCAATAGTGCCAGTAGTGGTAATAGTTCCACCAGACAACCCAGTACCAGCAACGATACTAGTAACAGTACCTGTACTAGCACTAGACCAAATAGGAGCACCCGTGCCCTGAGAAGTAAGGACTTGACCAGCAGTACCTACAGCTGTGAAGGCATAAGCCCCACCGTTACCAAAAGCAACAGCTCCAGCTTTAGGAGTAGCAAAACCATTAGTACCACCAGAGCTAATAGCTAGAGGACTATTGATCTGCAGAGTAGTAAACACCCCTGTAGATGGAACTTGAGAACCAATAGCCGTACCATCAATAGTTCCACCAGTGATAACAACTCCATTGGAGTTCTGACTAGCAATGGAACCATAGACTTTATTACTAAGCTTCTGGAACCAATCTCTCCAAGCAAAGTTTTCCCCAATGGGGTTCTGGGGAATAGGGATGTTGATAGGATTAGACATATCTCACATCTTCACAGTAGCCATTCTTCTGCAAGACAGGCAGCATGTCTTTGAGCTTCTCACCGATGTCGTCTCGGATCATGCAAGAGTTGATCATGTGGATCTTCTTCTTGAAGGTCTTGTAACAGGCTTCACGAGAAGCTTGAACAGTGTCACCAACACCAGAGACAGTCAGCACATAAGCACCAGCTGTAACTAAGCAAGGCTCAGTGTTCTTACCATCCTTACCAGGGCTAAAGCCCATCTTCACTTCAGACAGGTGGATGTTCTTAGTAGCATCCTCCATCGTCAAGTCAAAGATAGGATACCCAGTGTTCTCTTTCTTTTTAACATTACTGTATGGATAATCAGGTTGAGAGACAACAATGCCACAGGCAATGCCTTCTTTAACCTTGAGAGTATCCTTACCGTTTAAGGAGTCGAGCATCCACTTAATAGGATCACCAACGTGCAGAGCTTGTTGGATCTGGAACAGAGGCCATCCAGGACGAGTAGTGAACTCTAGAGGCCAAGGCATTCCCCGATCATCCACAATGCAATTAACATCAATATAGCCGGAATAATTAATACCATGTAAGAAGTCCTCCAGGGGTTTAAGAACCTTATCAGCTAACAAACTCTTAGTGGTGTAGCGCATGACAGTACCTTGCTCACCAGTAGCAGGACCGTAGTCACCAGACATGAGCTTCTTGAACTCCCAATTCTCCAAAAAGTATTGAGAGAAGCCACACAGACCAAACCAACCACCAACAGCAATCTCAGAGCCAGCATGGAACTCTTGAAGAATAAACTCACCACCGTAAGCGTTACTCTTCTTCCACTTGTTCAACATGAACACCATGTCTCGCCAGTCTTTAGAGCAGTAGCTAAGGGCTTTATCTCCATCACCAATAGGTTTAGAGACGTACCGCTTGTCCTTGTTCTTAAGAACAAATGCAATAGCTTCATCGTACTTAGCAAACTTGGTAGTGGGGATAATTGGGATACCAGCTCTTTCAAAGATAGCTGCACCGTATTCACGGTCTTGTTCCCAACGAGCGCCCTCAACATTACAACCGTAGATGGGGTAACCTTTACGACGGTAAGATTCAAGCTTAGCAATGAACCGACTGTTATCAGTAACAAAGATCAGGTCAGCCCAGTCCATACTGGATTCCCAATCTGATACTTTCTTAAAGCAGTCCATGCCATCACCGTTCTCACAGCGAGTACCATCAAAGTTATTACGCATGTACACACGTACGTCATGACCATAGGCAGCAGACTTGATAGCCAAGTCCATAGAGAACCCACAGTCAAACTGATCGATAATTAAAAGCTTCATGGCCTATAGGTTCCTTTAGAGCGTTTGGTGTCACGGCCTTTTTTAGCTTTAGCTTCAAGCTGTTTGGCCCGTTGTTCTCTAGCTCGTTGTTCATTAGTCTTAGACTTGATGTCTAGTTGCTTGGCTAAGAACTGTGTGTCGCCACCCTCATCGGAGACAGCAGACATAACGGGGGCTGCTTGAGGCACTTGTTTAGTTGCATAAGCTCCCACATCACCCAGTATATCTTCAAAAGAATCTTCTGGGTGATACACATTCTTGCCTGTAAAGACGTTTCTATTTAACGCTAACTGACCTAAAGATAAAAGAACAGGGTTAAAGGTAAGCACAGGCCAAATAAGAGCCGAGGCATCTTTCTTACCTTCAGCTACGTCAGCACCAGCTTGAATCAAGTGGTAAGGACCAGCCCTACGTTGTTCAGCACCTTCTCCAAACATGCTTTCAGCAATCATGTCCATCAAAGGATACAGCACACCCATAGCTACACCAATAGCCAGCATGGAATCAACACCTTCTCTAAAGTGTTTACGTCCTTCTGGACTCTTCAAGTTGCGTGGATCAATGTCCTTGATGGTGTTTGCCAAAGACTTAACCATGCCATAGTGATACCTAGAGAACTGAGCTAGTCTAGGATCTTTAAGACCTTTAGATAGAGCACGACTACCAAGCACCTCTGAAGGCATCCGATAGTTGGGCATGTGTCGTTCTGCTTCAGCAATGGCATCCTTAAGTTCCATCTTAGAGCCAGTACGCTTCTCATGCATGCTCATGATCTCACGAACGTATTGAACGTACATAACATCACGAGTAAACCACATGGCCTTCTGAGAAGCTTTAGAGATACCGTTGTACAAGTTACCTACAGACGTACCTAGCTTCTTAGCCAGACCAGCTAAGTTTCTTTCCATGACTGGATCACCAAACATTTGTTTAGTTTGTTCAGCCATCATCTTGTCAAAGAATTGTTTGTTCCTAGGATCAGCACCAAGGATAGAACCACCCTCTCGCATAATCTCTCGGTAGAACTTGGATTGATTACCAACATCATTCCAAGCTTGTCTAGCAGTAGATTTAAAAGAAGACAGCTTACGAGGATCAACCCAACCACTAAAGCCACGAGCATTCCACAAGTGCATTACTTCGTTGAACATGTGTGGTACAGGATTCAACATCATGTTCTTAACAAGAGCGTTGCTCAGCTTCATGTACATGGTGTTGTCCCAAACTTTAGCAAAATCTTCAATGATTGCTGCAGTCTTAGGATCAAAGTGCCACCCACGAAGTTGAGGGATCTTCTCAATGCTACTAGGAACTTTCCATCCTTTAGGAAGAGTCTTAAGGTCTTGCTCAGGGCTATGTCCAACCTCTTTAAACAGATCAGACTTCTTTAGGTTCTCAATAGCTTCTGCTTCACGAACCATCTTACGCAAACCCATACGAGCTATAGCTTGAGACAAGAATGGATCGTGAGAATAGCGGTAAGGAGAGTGGGCTTCGATGTCACGAACATTGCCCGTAACCATAGTTGCCTCTTTACCATCGTTGAGAGTTAACTTGTCTCCAAGTTTAAAACTCAAGTCATCACTATGACCGATGAGAGTACGCTTACCGTCTTTCCATTCCCAAATCTCCGTACCCTTTTTAACTTCACCTCTAGGTGTAGATATGTCATTAGGTTGACGATGGATCTCAACAACACGACCATCGTTTAGCTGATAGACCTTACGTTCAATAGCAGCATCTGCTTGATCAGCAACTCTACTCCCCATTGGATCGTCACTAGAGAACATCTTTTTAAGAGTCTCTTTCCACCCTGGTTTCTCTTTCTCAGAGAACAATCGAACACGAGACTGACCAGTAGTGAACTCCTCACCAACATCTAAGCCCATGCCCTTAGCTTTACGAACCAAAGCTACAAGCTCTTCTCTACCTTCTTGCAACCACTTGGAAGCTTCTGGAGGAAGCTCTTGACCATCTTCAAGTTTGAAGAACCAGTCCTCTGCTTGCTTAGGATCAATACCAGCTTTAGAAGCCTCTTTCATCCACACAGTCATCTCAGCACGGTCTTTAGTTTCAAACGTGTTCATCTTATGGAACATGTCATCTAACTGCTGATTGTTATTAGGAACAGGGATAGACCGTTCAAAGAGATTCTTGTTGTAATCTTCAAAGAACTTCAGAGCTTCTTCTTCACCATAGGTCTTGTAGATCTCAGTGGCGTGTTTATAGAACTCTTCTTCATTAGGAATTGAACGTACATCAACCTTCTCAGCAGCTTTGGCTACTTCAGGTGTGGTGTCTTTAGCAAGCTCATCTGGTGAGCTAGTGTGAGAAGGCTCGGTAGTTGTATCAGTAGGTGCTTCTCCAGCACCTCTTGAAGCCAAGGAAACAAAGTTTTGTTCAATTTTGGTGTCGTCAAAGGCAACGTAATTGGGATACTCACGCTCCTTGCCCCCTTGGGAATAATGCATGTTGCCCACGACACCCTGTTCAGCAAGAGCAATAGAAGCTTTCACATCTCCTAGATGCTGCCGCATCTGCATCACGTTGATAAAGCTTGCATTATCTTCGTCAGGAAACAACTCTATATATTTCTGTCTTGCTTCTTTATAGGAAGGCTGCAACTTTTTAGACAGTGCTTCATACAACTCTTCTCCTGATTTAAAATTTAAAACTTCTTCAATATGTTTTTGCAACTCTTTTAAAGAAGCAGCTTTTGCAACCCCTATTGTTGTAATGTCGTCTGTTGTAGTGTCGTTATGTCTAACTACTGCTGTATATTCCTCGTCTGAAAAACGCCAAGCACTGACTTCATAACCTCCAGTTAGTTCAACTGTAGAACGCCTTCCTCCATTTGCTGCCAGCATTTCTTCAATTGTTTTCATGTGTTGAGCAGTTATGTTGGTGCCTCTTTTAGCAGCAGAATCTATACCTAAATTCTTAAAAGCCTTGTTAACCAAAGAGGACTGCTGATGCTCATCCCACTTGAGAAGCTCCTCAGGCTTTGCCTTCAAGGTAGAGTGGTAGGTAGGAACAAGCATCTTAGGGATGCTCTTTTCCTTAAAAGCCTCTAGGTCTTTTTGGACCTTTCCCCGATATTTCTTCAATTGATCAAGCTCCGCCTCCATTGCACGAAGGTCAAAGTTTGCGGACAGCTCATCCAACCGATCCTGGGCTTTTTTTAGGTCTTCTACCCTACCCTGCCAAATAGAGTCAAATTGTTGTTGCAGCTGCTCTTCAGTCCTTCCAGTGTCCCCCCAGTAATCTAGCTGTTCTTGTTTCCAATCCTCAAAGGTCTGGGATTCTATATATTTTGCCTCCTTCAACCCTTCTTCTGCGTCAGATCTAAGTAGCTTGTGGCCTTCTAGCTGTTGGTTGAGTTCGATCTCTTGTTCAAGAGCTTCGTCTATATCCTCAGAGTAGTCGTTGTAGATCTTTGCCTTCTCTGGGTGGTCTTCCAGGTACTTGTTAAGCAGCTTCTCCTTAGACATCTCCCTATAGTAAGCATCAGTACTGTCCTTGGTAGACAAGTACGTACCTGCCCCCTTAACCATAGCACCTTCTCCTGAGAGGGCATGTTTGATCCAGTCAAACATTCCGAACCTATGAGGAGAAGAGTGAGCTACGGCGATGCCTTCTTTTTCCAAGTCATCATGAATCTCTTGAGAGAGTCGAGAAGCTAGAGCATGTGTACCAGCAGCATCCATGCTCTTGAGATCCGTACCAGCAGCAATCTTTTCCGAGGCTCGAAGCAGTTGATGTAAGCCCGTATAGTCCTTGGGACTCATGCCAAAGAACTTACCAATGGCAGCAACTGCCCTAGACAAGAACCCACTAGGACGTTTGCCTTCAATAGCAAGGATGTGCTTCATGATCCCAGGATTGAACAAGCCATCACTAACGAACTCGTGGACATCCCCCAAGGCATAGTTCAAAGCCTTGATCTGTTCAGGAGTGAGAGTAGAACGATCCGTATTCTTGTCTACAGTCTGTAGCAATTCCTTGATCTCATTGAGCAGTTCTACGCCCTTGCCATGTTGCTCGATCTCTTCTTTGGTAGCAGTACCTGCTTGGATCTTCTCGGAGATACCCTCCAAGGCTCTCATCTTGTCAGACAAGACAGCATGACCAATCTCATGAGAAGCAACAATGGAGTTGGTTCCCCGACCATTCTCTAGAAAGATGCCCTTCTCGGGATTAAAAAACCCAGGGGAGTTTTCTGCTAACCCATGTTCCTTGTTGAGAGCAGCCATCTCTTCGCGGGAGTTAACAATGGTGACAGGCAAGTCCTTGGGCAGATGAGGCACCAAAGCCGCTAGAGTAGTAGAGAAGTGGCTGTCTTCTCCATGCTTGGCAGAGATGTGGGCAGCAAGCTCCGTAATGGTCTTTGCTTGTCCCATGTTCTCGTCATGCACAACTCCTTCGTCGTATAGCTTACGAAGCTGTGTGTTTTTAGTAGCTGGTGTACCAGCAGGTTTGTCTTCTGTAACTTCAAAGCGACTATCTCCAGCTTTACGGAGATCACCACTATGAAGACCAGGACGCTCACCCTGTGGGTTCTCTAACACATGGTCTTGTGGAATCTGACCAGAACGCTTTGCTTGATCAACAGCAGCTTGTCGCTCATGGAAGCGACCCATGTCATCTACAAAACCTTCTTCGTGGGTGTCCTTGGTTTCTTCTTTACGCTTCTGGTCATGCTTCGGACCCATGAGTTCAATCTCACCAGTCTCTTTGTTCCTAATAGCAGTTTGAACAAGAGGTGCAGTGTCTTCACGTTGCTTTTTAACTTTCTCAAGATAAGCAAGACGTTGCTCAGGAGTTGTGTACTCTTTAGGAATTTCTAGTTCAGGTTCTTTAGTAGCTCCTTGTCCACCTTTACCAGTAACTAGATTAGCAGCTCCACCACCAACAGCTTCACCAAAGTGAACAAAAGGTTTACCAGTACGATTGACCCCAGGTAGAGCAGCACCAACTACAGCAGATGCAGCCACACCTAGAGGATCAACTTTTCCTTCTGTTGCCAATTGGGTACCAGCAGATACACCAGCTTGAGTAACAGCAGAAGCTGCCCTAGCTTTTGTAGCGGTGTTGATAACCTTTGCTGCGGGATCAAATACAGCCTTGGGAGAAAGACCAGTAGCTCCACCGACGACACCACCTGCAAAAGTAGACCAGGGGTTTTCTTGTCGTTCTTGTTGTCGAGCAGCAAAGTCTTCTGGAAAGAATGCTTCGTGAATCCAATTCTGAACTTTACCAACACCTTCAGCACCAAGGTAAGCGCCAGCACCTGCACCTAAAAGTTCTATTGCACCAGCAGCAATAGGACCAGCAGGACCACCACCAGCGAGAGCCATTTCAGCAAGAGGAGAAACAGCAGAAGCACCAGCACCAGCTCCTGCTAAACCACCATAGCCAGGAGCAACAGCTTCTGCAGTAGAACGAATAAAGTTGTGAACTGACCCAGGTTGTTCGGGGGTAGTGACACCAAACTTCTGAGGTTTAGATACAACCTCATCACTACTGCCCCAAGAAGACTTAGTTGTAGTAGCAGATGGTTGAGAGACAACCTCGTCGCTTTGTCCAAAGTCAGCCATGATTAACCTTTTTTACGTTTTAGCACACCATCTGCTATGTAGTAGTCGCCAGCACTTAGCTTATCGTACTCTTCTTTGCTGGTAGGTTTAGCTGGATTGTCCTGCGTATATTTGCTACTAGTAACACCAGTCTTGTCAGGCAAACCTGTAGCAGTTTTAGGAATTTCAATCTTAGCTCCACCCTTAGCCTCAGTAGGCTTTGGCTTATCTTCTGAAGAAGAGTCTGGAGCAAACATAGACAGTTGTTTCGTGTACTCATCCACCATATCTTTCTTGCCAGGAAAGTCAGGAGCAGAAGTAGCTAAACGAAGTTTCTTCTCAATAACCTTGCGCTCATAGTCATCACGCTCTTTAAGAGCTTTGGTGTAAGCATCGTTGGTTTCCTTGCTAGGACTATCAGACCACCAAGGAATAGTCTTATTACGAGCAGTATCTGCATCTTCAACCTTCTTATTGAGAGCAGCAAGAGTCTTCTCAGAAGCTTTGTCGATAGCTTGATCAGCACGTTCGTAAGCTGCCCAACCAAGACGGTCTTCTTTATCGCTAGATGTACCAGCTAACCTACGAGCTAACAAACCATCTTCACGGATACGAGCAATGCGTTCGTTAGACTCATTCTTCTCACGAGCCTTCTCGACATCAATTGCTTTGAGTTGATTAGCAAGTTGACCCTTAGCATTGAGCATAAGGTTCTTAGCAGCTTCTTTCTTTTCAGCACCAGTCATGCTGTTCCAGTTATCTTCACCAACTTGAGCAATTAGAGCTTTACGGTTTTCATTTGGAAGACGAGAAACAAACTCATCAACTTTGTCATCTGGGACAGAAGAGATAATGCCATAAGCATTGCCAATCAACTGAGCATTTTGATCTAGTTGTTTTTGGGTGTCTGCAATCCTACGGGACTCATACAGTTCAGAAGAGGCTAAGGTCTTAGCACCATTTTCAACGTCACCCATTTCAAACTGAGTTGCTGCAGCCATACGCAAACGTTGTGCATCATCCGCAGTTTTCCACTCGGGAGTAGTGGTGAGTTCTTGTAACTTGGCCTTAGATGCTTCAGCAGCTTTAAACCCAGTATCAGCAACTAAGTTGCTTAGCCTAAGACGTTCGATGTTAGCTTGATCCTGTTGGATCTTAAGCTGTTGCTCTTGCATCTTATTGGCTTGAGCCTGTTGCACATCAGGTGCAGCAGCCATGTTTTGTTGGAGCTGTAGAGCAGCGTTGCTACCTGCAGCTACATCAGTCATTAAGAAGGCCATAGTTATTCCTTAGTACACTAAACCCATCTCGCCTGTTTGACTTAAGCCAGCCATTTGAGTGGCACCGTAAGTAGATTGCAAAGTTGAGTTACCAGTAGGAGTGGGGTTAGCTGTACCAAACTGATTGAGACCAGTAGCCAAAGCACCAAAGCCTTGAGCAACACTAGTGTTAGCAAGGTTCTGTTGTGAAGTACCAAGCTGAGCACCAGTACCAGGGTTAACACCAGCACCTGCAGCAGTACCCAATTGACTCATGTAGTTGTTCATGAATGTTGAGTATTGGTTCTGACCCAATGTCTGCAGAGCAGCAGCTTCATTACCAGAGTACAGCATACCTGAACTAGCAGCAGTAGCTTTGTTAGCAGCTAGAGCTGGATCTAAAACACCAGTTTGAAACTGAGTGTACCCAGGCATTTGTTGAATGTTAGTGTTAGCTCCAGGCTGCAAATAACCAGAATACATCTGAGCTAGTTGAGCTTGATACGGAGCCATTGGGTTAGCAGCTGCGGTGGTAGAACCCACACCTGTACTAGCAGTGGACTTGGTTAAACCTAAAGCATTAGTGATACCACCTCCCGTAAGGGAGTTGATACCACCAGCAATACCTACAACTGAAGCAGCAGTTGCTAACGAGATTCCAGCAGACATCTTGCAGTCTCCTTCCAAAGATTATTTACTTGCATAACTTGTCGGTAGTCTAGGGTTACTTCTTCACCCAAATCTCCACCAACCATACCTGAGATGTCTCTAGTTGCTACTAGGAACATATCGCCCACATCATTAACTACTGCCATTGCGTTAGGATTCTTAGCGTGGTTTGTAGTGTATCCAGCAGGAGTTCTACAACCACTAAGTCTCATAGGAGCAATGAGTTCGCCTTGCTTAATAGAAGAAGTGGCAAAGATCCCCTTACCTTGAATTGGAGAATCACCTGTAGATATACAGTAGGTTCCAGGAGGAAAGGGAATACAGTCTTCTCTATGCTTAGACGCTAACTCAATGTCTTCAACAGACCAACCAGACTCTAAAGCCATTGCCAAAAAGTCTTCCCTATCTTCTTCGTGCAGTGGATACTGCTGAGATAGTTTTTCTTCTTGGTGTTGCTTAAGAATGTCTGGAGATTTAAACAGTACAGACTCTAGGTGTTCTACGTCTGTGCTATTAGTAACATATATATTTTGCCACACAACATCCTCTAATGTGTAGCCAACTTTACTACCAGCTTTAGCAACAAACATATGTGGAGCAACAAGGGTCTGAACTGATCCATCACCATCAATGACGTTGATACTTCCCTTGAGAAGAACATTCATGTGCTCAGACACATGCTCCTGACCAACAATAAAGGTGTTCTTGGGGTAGTGTGCCTCTCTGATATAAAGGCCACCACCAAACCTGTGGACAATAGAGTTGGGAGTCTGCTCCCCATCTAGAAATACCTTGGCAAGTTCTAGTTTGCTCTCTGTTGTTCTTAAGTCAAAGCCTTCCTTAGTAGCAACAGAATTTATAGCTTCTACAACTTGATCCATCATTACCTCTTATATTGAGTAGAACCACCGATACCCTGCTCTTGATCCATCTCACCTAGTCTGAAATCAATCTCAGCACAGTCCAAGCGTAAGGGTACATTGTCCGTACAAAGGAACTGCCAAGACCTACGACGATCAGCACCACTCAAATAAATCTGAGAACGAGTAGCAGACAGATCAATAGCTCTAGGAGTAGAGTACGTTTGATAGTCATTGCCAGAGTAGCTGACGTACATAGTACCGTCTACCTTGTCCCCAACTATTTCTAACCGACCATAGAACTTTCGTTTAGTGGTATTGTTATCTCGGATGTCAGTAACAGATCGAGCATAGATGGGTTGACCATTGTCTTGATAGACAGTGGTACTCAACTGATACAACGTAGCAGTGTCATCATCCAAGCAATAGGGAACATTGTTCAACTCAGAGTAGAACGTAGGACGGAAATAAGATTCAGAGTACGTCCCAGGATTAGTCTGATCATTAGATGCCATAGCCCATTGAGTCCATGTGTACCACATCTTCTCATCGATGTCATACACCAAAGTCTTATTGGTACTATGCAGTGTAAGAATATAGAAAGTATGTCCATTAAGCTTGTAGCAGTAAGCAGTAATCTGGGACATGTTGTCTGCTTCCAAGTGCCTATCGATGTGACTCGTAGACACCTTGATAGGAGACACACCGTCCATGATGTACACAGACTTCCCAAAAGTAGAAGTAGTGCCAATCCATAGCACGGTGTTACTAGTAGCAACAATGCTATCCCCATTAGCACAACCAACTTCATTGGTGTAGCTAGTGGCAGGAGACAGAGGAGAACCAGGGTAGTTACCGTTGTCGTAAAAGAACTGCGTACTATTACTTCCAAAGGCTACAAGGTAGTTCAAGTGCTTGGCAATACCAACAAGGGTGTCGTCAGTCTGCTCAAAGCTTAAGAAGTCAAGAGCATTCCAAGAAGTAGGATCACCTAGGTTGGAGTTGTAGATGCGGTTATTAGTTGTACCAATAAACACATAGTTGTCCAAGAACACAGCACCAGATACAAACGGCCCACTAGGAAATGAGTTGAGAGCTGGAGTCAATACAGCCCCATTACCCATGTCTTGAATCGTAACCGTACCAGATACAGCAGCAGTATTAGCAATGTTCAGTGTAATAGTTGTACCGTTGATGTCAGTCACATAGGCATTAGGAGCCACACCTGTGCCTGTAACGTACATGCCTGTATAGATACCACTAGCACTAGATACAACGATCTCATAGAACCCACTAGAGCCTGTAGCAGTAGGGGTAACAGTGGCAGGTAAGTTAATGGTACAAGTACCAGCAGCACTAAGACCACTACCAGGGTTGGTTATGGTAACAGTAGATATAAGCCCAGAATCAACAGTGGCGGTAGCAGTAGCACCACTAGCAGAAAGAGTAAGGGTAATGCCACTACTGTAATTAATCCCAGGGTTATCAATGCTAATGTTAACGAGATAGGTATTCCCAATAGCACTAAAGGAACCAGCTTGAGTAAGAAGATAGCCGTTGACTGTATTTTGGAGAAACAAATAGGAGTCAAGAAAAGTCCTTACAAAGTAGCTGCGACTAGTAGACGAAGATGTAGTACCAATCGTGCTCACACTAGGAGCAGTAGGATTGATTTGGTACACAGTGTTATTAATAACAGCTACTAAGCTACCGTTGTAGGGGGTTAACCCTTGGGACTGTAGATATGCAGGAGGAGTAACACTAGCCACTTGGGTGATGTACTGCAACCCAGGACGTTTAACCCAGGTTCGTTGTTGACCACTAGTGTCGAAGTAGACATTGGAACAATAAGAGTCGGTGGAAAAAGATCCAGTACGACTCTCAATTGGTTGAGTAAGAGCAATACGTTCTGTAGTCATACTGCTTACCGCCCATAAGAGTTAGGACTAGTAGATCGGAACTCAGGCATAAAGAATGTGCTTGTAGCTTCAACATCCCAGTCAGCCAGCTTCTCTTTGTACATAGCTGCACGTTGCATGATCTCTTGACGGTAGTTCATGGGGACACCGTACTGCATAGACAACTCATCAGCCAGTCCCCACACAAGATAGTTCTGCCATTCAATAGGGAAGTCAGGAGTATCTGTAGAAGTACCTGTGTTCAAAGTCACATCATTCAAAGGCATCTGAGCAACCACATGCAGTTGAATGTTGGTCTGAGAGTTCAAGTCTGGAGTAAGGTACACATACAAGACACCGTTAAGGCTACGAGGATCGTAGAACAAAGTGTTAGCAGTACCTGTAGAGAACTTAGATCCCAACAGGTTGTACTCTTGTTTGGACACCAGCAATACAGGTGTGTCAATCGGAGGAGACACCTGCACATTACGATAAAACCCCTGAATGATCTTCAGAGGTTTATCAGTGATAGCTACCGTAGGATTAAGAGCGTCGTACATCAAGGTAGAACTAGATCCACCCAGGGTGTAAGTAGTCTGCCCAGACACTGTGGGAATAATCAGTTCAGAGATCTTCCACAGCTTAAGGCCATCGATACTAGCTTGCTTGATGAGCAGGTTAAGAGCCATCAAAGCGTTGTTGTAGGTGTTCGTATCGGGAGTATCCCCAATTTCAAGAACACCAATACGACCTAACGCTAGTGAAATAATCTGACTACTGCTAATGCTGTATGTAGAACTCATGATGTTATCCAATAAGGAAGCTGTTTAATCCAGGGGCTATCTTACTTGGAACCATACAACCAGGGATACCAGAGCTAGGTATAGCGTAAGAACCTTCTAGAGTACACGAAGGTCTATACCCGTTATCTTTGTCTGCTGCAGCACAATCAGCAACACCATAATCAGCAATACCGTTGATGCCAATCATGTCACAAACAAAGATAAACTGATCTGATTGTTCAGGTCTAGACCAAGGAGGAGCTTGGAGGTCAGCTACACCATGTACATAGTCTTGAGGTTGTCTAGGTTCCCAGTCACCAGAACAGACCATCAGTCCGTCCCAACGTAACTTTAACTCGCTCTCTTTGTACTTGCGACCACACTGATCACATACAACTAACCAGGAACCGTTGTCCCATCTAGATCTGTAAGACATAACATGTTCCTAATAACAGTTAAGCTAACGCATTTAGAGCAGCGTTAATCTTAGCAATACGGTCATCTAACCCTAGTGTACCGCCATTGATACGCTTTGTCATCACATCATACTGAGCTGA